ATTTGTACCGCCGAAGTTTAAGAATGCACCTGGAGTGGTTGCTTGTGGAGTATCACCTCCGCTAATAACTTCAACCTGTTCGTTGGTAGCACGTTTCAACTGCTTAGGAAGATATTCCTTCCACTGCTTTGTATAACGTGTATCAACTGCTTCAATATCTACAATGTATATCACTAGTGTCTCCTTTTCTTAAAACGTGCTTGTTTCCTTTCACGTCTTTCTTTACGAGCCTTTACAGGATCTAAAAAAGCCTGAAAGGATCTTGACTTTTCATTATACAGATCTCTTTCATTAAATCTGTATCCTTCATATCGGCAAAAGTCACGAAACTTATCTAAGTCATCAAAGATTTTTACGACTTCGGGGTTCTCTGCAAAATATGACACGTTTTGATCTCCTCTTCTATTTTGCGTATTCGATGTGAGCACCATTCTCACCATCTTCTGAAACATCAATGTGGACTTCTCTGCCACCATACTTTTCACTTATCTTTGCATACAAATCATCGCTAATCATTTCACAAGATTTGTAGTCAAGCTCTAAAGTCTTTTCTGCATAAAGTTTTTCTAACCAACGTTTGAATTGAATAAATTCAATGTCTCTGTCATCATGAAAAACTTCAATAGCAACTTTAAAGTGAAAGATATGTCTGTGTGGGTAACCTAAGAAACTAACATCATACTCGTCGCCAGTTGCTAGTTTAGGATCGTCCAACGCCGCAGGATATTTGTGGATACCTTCTTTTCTAAATGTAACCCAAATCATTCTCTTTGCAGTATTCATAACCTTTGCTTTGCCTTCCTTTTTTAATTCTTGCCTAATAAAATCATCTGTTTGTTCTCTAGACAAGTGTTCAACATCTCTTAATATTGTAGCATCTTCTAACATATTAATCAACCTCTTTTATTGGTTTATCTTTAGTATATTGTTTCCAATCTGTGAATTTTGAACGTTGCATTAATTCATTTACCTGATGAACCCATACACCCGGGTTCGAATGATTGTAATCGACATCATCTATCTTAATACAAGCATTGTAATTCAATTCTTCAATATGCGGAATCTTAACACTAATCTGTGGAATAAAATTACGGAATATTGAACTCATTGGTAACGTGCTTTCATGTAAGTTGTCAATTACAAGCTGATGATACATAACATCATAATCTAATGTTACTAACCAACCTTCTTCCAATAGCACACTAATCATATCATGCCAATCCTCAATATGATCACTGTTTTTCATATCAGGATTAAAACTTTGGTTAGCACCTAAATAAATGTGTGTGCAATCTTCTTCTCTGGCCTTTTGTGCAAGATCAATTGGATTATGTATTCCTACAACAAACAAAGTCTTTTGTCCAAATGCAGGAGTATGTTCGACTTCAATGCCAGTGAATATTTTTACGTTGTCTGCTTCACCTGTTTCGTAATCACGTCTCATTGGAAACTCCCATCGTTAATATCTGCGTTAAAGGCAATACTAATTCTATCTCTTTTACTTTTATTTGCATTAGCTTGATGCAACAAGTAACTAGGAAAACAAACTAGCTTACCAGGTCTTGGTTCAATCCTAAATCTAGTACTATTCCATACATTAGGTTGTTTAATATATCTATAAGGAACAGCCTGATCATATAACTGATGTGGACTAAACAAAGTTAAGTTACCACAATCTTCATCTGCCTGTACATAGTAAACGAAACTTACAACATTCCTATCGTGCATATGAACTTGATTAATATTAGTTTCTGCACCGTGTGGATAGTTAATGTTTATCCATTCGTTCTTTCTTTGTAAAGGACAACAAAGAGTAAAGTATTCTTCAGTTACCTTCTTAAGCATAATATCAACTGCTTTCTTAAGTTCGCTAAATCTAGCATCTCCTAAGTAACGGTCACTCTGCCAACCACCTTCTTGTTCATTATAGTGTTGATCTTCTTTCATATCATAACAAGCCTGCTTGATAGTCTTGTTATCCAAGTCAAGATGATCTTCTAATAATAAAGTTGAAAATAGTGCAGTTTCGTTCATTTTTTAATATTTTCTATCTTATCTTTGATTGCTAATTTAATTTTTTTAGTTCTTTTTAAAAGTTCTTCTGATTGCCAAGACCTATCAAACTTACGTTCCTTTGTAAGTTCACCAGTTATCCTGTCATACCATTTGTGTTCTTCTTTTAGTTTTTTCTGACTTTTACTTGCTTTGCTCATTTTCTAACTCCTCCAATTTACTTTCTTGTAAATCTTCAACTTCAGTTTCTTCAACAACCGGAGTACTATCTGCATCATCAAACAATGCGTTAAATTGTGTTTGTGCATTTACAGTTTTCTTGCCAGTTGCACCTCTAGTGCCAATGATTGACATCCAGAATCTTGAGAACTCTTCGATAATCTCATTTGCTTTATCTCTATTGTCTGTGGCAAAGATAGCCTCAACAACATCTCTAAAGTATAATCTATCGAACTTCTCTTGTACTAACATACTAGGATATATTCCGTTATCATAGCACCTGTTAGCTTCTTGTACTGCATTAATATGACTCCATACGTTATGTGCCATCTGTATAGCATAACTAAAGCTATCCCAAGATGTTTTACCTTCTTTACCTATCTTATTTAGGTCTCCTGGAGCATAAATGCAAATATCTTTTACTTCCAATCCTTTACTTACAGGACTGTCTGTAAAGTTTTTAAATATACCATCTGCCAATACTGCATCTCTAAAGTTACGTGTATCCTGTGCATACTTCTTATCATCAATGCTTGGCACCATTCGATAGACCCATTTAGTTCTATCGTTTGTTTCTGTTTGAATATACAGTTGTCCATTAGCAGTTGCTAAGAAAGGACTTGCACAGTCAAACGTTACAGTATAGTTTTCGTTATGGTACTTACGAACTGCTCTTTGTACGTCAGTAAGTAATGTAGCCCACTCTAGTTTACTTGTACCTAGGAAGTGCATAAAGTCATGCTTACCTTTTTCTAGTAAACCATCAAAACGTAGTGCTACTAATCTTTTCAATACCAAATGAATATCACACATATTTTGTCCACCCATGGACCAACCATTAAAGTGATCTGTATATTTCTTAGGATCACAATAGTCTTTCATTTGCTGATACCAATCTTCAGCATCTGTATGATTCTCACCTTGTAATACATTTAGGAATTTACAATTACCATTACGGTTTTTCATAAAGTAATCGTTGTTTATGCGAGTGGCGTTTACGGCATCCTGATAATTGTCAATACCCGTTGCTTTTGCACCAGCAGGGCTTCTTGACACCCAGGCAGGAATATCAAGTATCATTCCATAGTCCATATATGCGTCCATCCACGTAAGGACTTGTTCACGTTTCTTTTTAGCTTTAGGACAGTTAGGATCTTTCCAGTCACCTTCCCATACACCCTTACCTATTTGGAAACCACCTGAATCACCAAGTAGCCAACTAGAGTTACGATCTCTATTACGGATCATATCCTCTTTAGGCGAGTCTTTGTTTACATCTAGTTCGGCGTGTCCTGCCGAATATAAACTCCAATGGTATTGGAACATACTAGCTTTAGGTTCAAGCCAGTTCAGACTTTCTACTTCTGTTGGAAAGTTCTTTGGTATTCTACTTTTCTCAACATATTCCTCATAACGTTGTTTGCCAACAAACGTTGCAAAGAACCCACTAATGGCAGGGAGAAATACTGCGTAGTCTTTTTGTGCATTAGTTAGATTCGTATTCACTCACTTCTCCTACTTAGATTGTGCAGGTAAAATGTAATTGTAAGTAGCCATTCCACTATCAACACTTATCTGCATAGCACCTTGATCGGAAATCTTCATTGTAAGTTTTCCATCTAGTCCTAAGATTGATTGTACCTGTGCTACTGGCCAACTCCATGCGTGTTTAAGTTCACCTGTAATACCTTTAGCAAAATCAAATGATCCTGCGTGTGTACTATGATCACCAAAGTAAAATACTAAATTATTGTTTTCAGTTTTTACAGTAAACACAGTTTCTTCTGTATGTGCCGCACTTTGCAATTTCATTCTTGTAATACTTGCAACAGTTGGCTCTAATTCTACTTCCCAACTAGCACCTTTAAACTTAACACTTTTAAGTTTTTCGTTAATGATCTCCTGATTCATAAATCTATAATCATTCTGGAAGTCACCAGCTTCATTCTCAAAGTGAATGTGTGTTGGAACTTCTTCACCATTTCTAGTTGCTTTCTCTACGGAAAGTTTTGCGTTCTTTTGATACTCTGGATTCTTTAAGTGTAAAGCCAGCTTATCTAAGTTAGGCATACCAAACGTTGCCGCGAACTCTGTCACAGGATTTTTAGTATCAGCAGTTAGAATAACACTTCTGTCTTCTGCCATACTTTCGATTTGTGTATTTGCACTATCTCCTGTAACCTTTACTAGATTAAGAAAACCTAGCGAGTGTGTATGTGCAACCACGTCTTGTAAGATATCTTTCATTGATTTTTCTCCATTGTTATATTGTACATAACTTTAATCATAAAGTCAAGTCCTTTTGCGACTTAAGGTACTCAAATAAATTGATTTGAGGTGTCCAACCCAAGTCTGTTAGTTTTGAAATGTCAGCCTTATTGCATAACCTTTCATTTTCACCACCGATTCTTTCTTCACATTCAATATCGAAAAAATCCGTAATCTGTTTTAACGGTGTACTAATACCCGTTCCAATATCATATACACCAGGTGCGTCACGATTCATAAGAAACGTAATGGCGTTACAAACATCATCTATATGGATAAAATCTCGTTTATGGTTGGTATGAATATACTCTATTTCTTTTCGTAGTAAACGAGGTACGAACATATTGGGCCTTTGCTGACTATTACTATATATAGTGCAAAAACGCAGTCCTGTACTTGTTTGTGGTGCAAGTCTTTCTAATGTGTATTTTGTCATTGCATAAGGATTTCTGTTTGGTTCTTTTGCAGTACTAGAACTTGCATACATAATCCTTGTGCCTTTAAAAT